GGCTGGATATCAAAATTAACGAAATGATGTCGGAATTCGGCCTCGATGGCGTTTCCGACTTTCTCCAGAGTGGCGTAATCAGCGACGCTAAAGCGATGTTTGATACCGTTACGGACGCTTTTCAGATGGTTGATAGCGGAATTGCGGCCGCTTCAAGACTGCTTCAGGGTGATTTGTCCGTCATTCTTTCCCCGCCAAGCCTGGCGAGTGATTTTGTTTCCTCATTACAAACTATGTGGCGGCAGGGCAGCAAGCTTAGCGGGGACGCGAGCGGGATCGTCTCGATGGTGAAGTCCCTTACCGGCGTTACGCTGGATTCAGGGCTCGCCCCGCGTGGCAAATGGTCAACAGATAGCGGCACGACAGCGGCGAGAAAAACGCAGACGAACCTGATAGCCGCAGCTATCAGAACGACAGCGATCAGCGTAGCCGCTGAGGCTGTCGCGAACCTGCCCGCACCAAAGCAAACGGCACTTGCGGGACAGGGCGCTAAAACCGGCGCAGTTACGCCTGGCGCTTCAGCCGGGCAGGGTGGGGGCGGTTACATTGCCAATGTAGCGCATCCCGCCCTGTCATTTAATGAAGTATCGGAGGCGTTCGGCGATGCCGGTAACGTGTCGAATACTGCCAGCTCGTCGACGAGCAACAGCTCGGCAGCGGCGACGTCAGGAAATGACAGCAGCAACATCATCGGATGGGATGATCTCGATTCGTTGCGTGATTCGCTAAATGCTGCGATTGACCGCGAGCAGCTTCGCACGGCAGATGATGGCCTTTTTATGGCGCTGAATAATCTACGAGCGGCAGTAAATAACGACATTTCATCGCGACTGGCTCAGGTTGAAAAGATTGTTGAGCGAACGCCGAAAGAGGTACTGCCAGCCCTGGTGCTTGCGTCTGACTGGTACGACGACGCAACGCGCGAAGCAGACATAACCCGGCGCAATTCAATCAGGCATCCCGGCTTTACTCCCGTTTCCGCGTTAAAGGTTCCTGTTAAATGAATGATTCAATTTGGCTACGCATTAACGGGCGCGAATGGGGCGGCTGGACGTCAAGCCGCATCAGTGCAGGCATTGATCGCATGGCGCGTGATTTTAACGTAGGGATTACGCAGCGCTGGCCGGGTGATGAAAAGCAGGGCGGCGCAACGCGCGTTAAGTGGGGCGATAAAGTCGAAGTGCTTATCGGCGATGAGCTGGTAATTACTGGCTGGGTGGAAGGGACACCGTTGCGTTACGACGCGCGAAATATTACTCGCGCCATTGTTGGCCGCAGCCTTACCTGCGATCTGGTTGATTGCTCCGCTGAAGGGAGCCAGATAAAGGGCAAATCACTGTTTCAAATTGCTGAGAGCCTGGCTAAACCGTTCGGAATAAAAGTAATCGATCAGGGCGCGCCAGCAGGAAGCTTAATCGACGTGCAGCCAGAACACGGCGAAGCGGTAGTCGAGACGCTAAATCGCTTGCTGGGGCAAAAACAGGCGCTTGCGTATGACGATGCGCAGGGGCGTCTGGTTATTGGCGGGATCGGCGCTACACGCGCGGCAACCGCGCTTGTCCTCGGCGAAAATATTCTCTCTTGCGACGCTGAAAAAGATTACCGCAATCGCTTTTCTGTGTACCAGGTAGCAGGACAGAGGGCAGGCAACGATCAGGATTTTGGCGAGGCGACGCTATCCGCGATAAAGCAATCTTCTTCTGATGGAGAAGTCCAGCGCTTCAGGCCCGTTTATATCCAGCAATCCGGCAATGCCACGTCGGAAAACAGTACAGAGCGTGGCGAATTCGAGGCGCGCAAGCGCGCGGCCAAGTCGAAGGAAACGACTTACACAGTTCAGGGATGGCGGCAGGGTAACGGGCAGCTATGGAAGCCTAACGAGCGCGTAATCGTCTTTGATCCCTACGCGGGATTTGATAACGAAGAGCTGGTAATCGCTGAAGTTACTTATAACCAGGACGCGCAAGGCACGACAGCCGAGCTTCGCGTCGGCCCGCCTGATGCGTATCTCCCCGAGCCCAAAGCGGCTAAAAAGAAAAAGAAGGTGGCGTCTAATGACTGGTAGAAACAGCCTTTCAAACGTTGTGGCGCGAGGGGTTTTAGTCGCGCTCGATGCGGCCAAAAAATGCCAGGCGGTCACGTTAAAGCTCATTGCTGGCACAACCAAAGAAGGGATAGAGCATGTTGAGCCTTACGGCTTTACGTCAGCCGCGCAGGATGGCGCGGAGGCTGTCGTCCTCTTTTTAGGTGGCGATCGCGCGCATGGTGTTGCGCTGGCCGTTGGCGATCGTCGCTACAGGTTGCAGGGGCTGGAGCGTGGCGAGGTGGCGCTTTATTCGGATGAAGGCGACAGCATCATCTTAAAACGCGGCAACCAGATAGAGGTAAACACGAGCGTCTTTACCGTAAACGCGAAAGAGAAAATTGCCTTTAATACGCCCCTGATTGAAGCAAGCGGCAATTTTAAAGCGGCGGGCGACGTCAGCGACAAAACCGGAAGCATGGATAAAATCCGCATGACCTATAACGGGCATACGCATCCCGGCGACAGCGGCGGCACGACCAAAAAACCTGACCAGGCGATGAATTGATGATCCTAACAGTAAACGGGGCTTCGGTTGCGCTTTCCTCTCCGCTCGACAGGCTTACCCGCGCAGTATTGATCTCTCTTTTTACCTGGCGACGCGCTGAAAGCGACGACGAAACAGATCAACCGTTTGGATGGTGGGGAGACACTTTTCCAAGCGTAGCGAATGACAAAATCGGATCGCGGCTTTACCTGCTTAAGCGTAGCAAGCTCACGAACGCGACAGTGTCACAAGCGCGCGACTACGTTCAGCAGGCGCTCGACTGGCTTACCGAAGACGGCGTCGCCGCTCGGGTTGATGTAAGCGTAGCGCGTACCGGCATCGATCTATTAGAGGTTGGCATAAAGATTTATCAGCATGATGGCAGTATTCACGCCGTTTTGTTCGATGACATATGGAGGAGTTTACAGAATGGCTGAAAGCGGTTTTTCACGACCGGCGCTTCCTCAATTAATCAGCATGATTCGAAGTGACTTACTAACGCGATTCGGCGAAGACGCGGTCTTGCGCAGGCTCGACACGGAAATTTATGCGCGCGTACAGGCCGCCGCTGTCCATACCCTTTACGGCTACCTGGATTATCTGGCGCGTAACATGCTTCCCGACCTGGCAGACGAAGACTGGTTACTCCGGCATGGAAACCTGAAAAAAGTTAAACGTAAAAGCCCGACCGCCGCGTCGGGTTTTTTTCGCTGGGAGGGAGTGACAAGGGCGATCACCATTCCGGCAGGTACAACGATTCAGCGCACAGATGGCCGTGAATATCTCTCAACGAGCGACGCGGCTGTTAATGCTGGCGTTATTCGCGTACCTGTTACCGCAGCAGAAGCAGGCTCAGATGGTAATTGCGACGATAAAGAGGCTGGCACGCTGATTTCTCCGATTGATGGGCTTTCATCAACAGGCTACGCAGAAAGCATTACGGGCGGCGCAGACGAAGAAGATTTAGAGGTATGGCGTAGCCGCATCATGGATCGATGGTATTACGTGCCGCAGAGCGGCGCAGATCCCGACTATGTCGATTGGGCTAAGCAGGTGCAGGGCATTACGCGGGCCTGGACAATTCGCAGTTACAGCGGTGTGGGTACTGTCGGCGTTATGGTTGCGACAAGTGACCTTGATAACCCTGTCCCGGCTGCTTCCCTTGTCGCAGGGGTGCGCGAGTATATTCTCCCGCGCGCGCCGGTTGCGGGCTCCGGTCTTTTTGTCTTTGCAGCTTCTGCGCACGTTATCAACCTGACGATTGCGCTTGCGAAGGATTCAGCAGCGATCCGCCAGACGGTCACAAACGAGATTAAATCTATGTTTCTACGCGATGGCGCGCCAGGCGGAAAAATCTATCTTTCCCGCATCAGCGAAGCGATCAGCATGGCATCAGGAGAGGTTGCTCACCGCCTTCAGAGCCCGGCGGCAGATGTTCAGCTCGGCGCATATGAATTACCCATGCTAGGAGCGATTACCTGGGCTGATTACCTGAATTCAACCGGTTAAGGGGCCGTATGTCGATACAGGACGAGTACACGCAGCTTCTGAAAAACCTGTTACCGCGCGGGCTTCTCTGGGAAGGGGATAATCCGCTAATCGAGGGCTTATCGCCATCGTTTGCCCGCGTGCATGGCCGCGCAGCGGATTTAATGCGAGAAACCAATCCGGGCGAGTCAGTAGAACTAATCGACCGTTACGAGGCGTTATGCGGCTTGCCTGATGCGTGCGCGCCGGATGGTGTTCAGACGCTTTCGCAGCGCCAGCGCAGGCTAGCGGCAAAAGTAAACGGAACAGGCGGCATCAACGAATCTTTTTATCTTAATCAGTTGGCGTCTCTCGGATATAGCGGAATAACAATCACGCAATATCAGAATGAAACACAATCGCCTAATTCAGAATGGGGCGATAAGTGGCGTTATTACTGGCAAGTAAATATCCCGGAAGACGCCTCTGTAAACTGGATGACGTGCGCCAGCGACTGCAACGAATCGATCAGGACGTGGGGCGATACAGTAATCGAATGCGTCATTGATAAATTATGCCCGTCACACACCGTTGTTATATTTTCATATCCAGAAACTAAGGCTTAAACGTGCATCGTATTGATACAGCTTATGCTCAGGCCGATAAATTCGGCACAGGTAAAAACGGTTTTACCAATGGCGATACAACAACAGGACGCCGCGCGACACAACTTGATGCGGATTATTTCGACAGTGTTCAGGAGGAAATAAGCAACGTTATCGAGGCGGCTGGGATTTCTCTCGACAAGTCCAAAATGAATCAGCTTTTAACCGCGCTTAATCAATTATATCTCCATAGCGATAATCCAAAAGTAG